TTACCAACTATGGTACTAGTCCAAACTACTAATTGATTAAAGTGTTTATTTTTCATTGTTTTATTCCTTTTCTTTCTTATTATACGCTTAGGTGTTTTAAAAGTTCCCAATTAAATTTTATTACCTACAAAATCTATTAATTCCTCAAGTGTAAATTCATCGGTTTCGTCCATATTTGGCAATCCATAACGCCCATCAACTACTGCCCCAAGATGTACTTCAAACGCTAAAGAGTTTCCACAATCTAAAAATTCATTAAATTCACTTGTTAAAAATGCTCTGATTACCTTTTTTACTTTTGCTTTGCCTAGTCCTTTTAAAATTAATTCTCTCATTTTATTATTTCCTTTCTTTTGTATAGTTATACGATTAAGTTTTTAAAAAGTTTCAAGTTTTTTTGTTTTCTCTTCATCTTTTACAAAGTAACCAGCCTCAACAAAACTATTAACCCAACGACCAATAGAACCTTCAAGCTGTAACCATGCTCCAGAATTAAAAAGTTCAAGAGCTTTTTTTGCGTCTGATTGTAAAGACATTTAACCCTCCCTCTTTTCTAGTGCAACTTTTGTAACATTGTTAAGCCTCTTCTCTTTTTCTTCTGTGCTTAACTGGTCCCAATCATCCGGAAAATGTAAGCCAGGCACTTTCTCGTAAAATCTTTTTTGAAATTTTACTTTTGCCTCCTTGTCATTCTCAGATAATATTCCAAACATAGCTGACGCAAGACCCACCATTTTGAGCTGGTCCGGTGCTTTAGGCTCTTTATAATCTTTACCTCCGAGCTTTTGCTTAACTATCTCCAGGCACTTATTAAAGCCTTCTGTATCGTATCTGCTGTTTTTGTCTCCTCCATCAATCCAGTTTAAATGTTTACCAGTAGTTGGTCCCCAGTAGTTTTCTTTAACTACAAGCTGATGGCCTGGAGCCTTAAACGCAACAATAGTTTGGTAAGATTTATAATAAACAATACCTAAATCATCCTTCCATTGACTTGCGTGTCTCTTCTTGTAACTCTCTGATGTATTGTGAGAGTAGTTTCCATAAGTACCAACATATTCCATATTATCCTCCTTGGTTAAGTTCTTGGACATAAATTGTACATATATACAAAATATATATATTAGATATATTTGTCAATACATAAAATAAAAAAAATAATGGAGTAAATTATGGACAAGTTAATCCCTATATATTTAAAGATAAAACCCAAATTAAAAGAGAAGTTACAAGCCCAGGCCAGAACCGAGAGGATAAGCATGGCCTCTTTAATCTCTGAGATGCTGGAGATGGGCCTGGAAATTAGGCCTAAAATAAGGCAAGACCGATTAGACAAGTTTGTTAATGCTGCGAGAGGATATAGTAATGCCAAGAGATAAGGACCCAACAGACCCAGCTCACTATAATAATTTAGCAATCCAGCCAAGGGACTATATAACCAAAAACAAGCTAGGATATAATGAAGGTAACATAATTAAATATATTTCCAGATGGCAGTCTAAAGGTGGATTGACCGATTTAAAAAAAGCTAAAAATTATATTGATTATTTAATAAACCTGGTAGAAGGACACAACCGGCCAAAGGTCGTAAAGCTGAAACCAGATGACAAAAAATAAACCAAGCTATGGCAAGGGCAAGACCCCAGGGCATTTTTGCGTAATACCACAACGAGCTGTAATTGACCCAAGGTTTAAAAAACACAGCTCAGTTTTTCGTGTGCTCTGTGCCATTGGTAACTATACATCAAGGCAAGGTGTAGCCTGGCCGAACCAACGAACCCTGGCCAGAGATTTGTCTATAACTCAACCAACTATTTCAAGACATATTAAAAAGCTAATTGAATTCGGTTATATAAGATATGCCAGAAAACATCCAGGATTGAAGGGCCTAAAGTATTTTATGGTATTTGACCCAAGTATTACCGAAGATGACGCAAAGGCCATAGCTACCGAAAAGGACCGGAGCTTTACAGAAAAGCCAGATATATTCAAAGGACCAAAGGGCATTGTGCATAAAGATATTCACAGAGTGAATAAGTCTATAACTAAGAATAATTCTAATATGGGCTCTAGTGCATACAAAGATATTCATTCAGATGTATCAGTAACACAACAACAGAACAATATATATTCTTATAAAGCTAAAATGCTATGTAATGAGTTTGTAAGAATTACCGAACAGATATTTGGGACATTGGTCCAGTACAATATTGATGAGATGAAATTAGTTGAGGAATGGTTACAGCAAGGATTAAATGAGCAGTACGCAGTTAAAAGAATAAAAGAAATCCTGGAATGGAGGAAGGCCAACCGGTACGATTGCCCTAAAAGAATAGTATTTTATAAGGATATTCTCATGCGAAAGCCCAAGCCCAGGAATAATAAGGAGCTAGTAGAGGCCATTCTAAAAAAGACAACACGCAGCCTTAAAATTAAATGATATATAAATTGTAAAGGAACCTTCACACAAAATAACTAGAATAAATCGCAGAACAAAAAGCGAACATATCCCCCCCCACGCAGCAGTATATATAGGGGGGGTGTTACACAATTTTTTTGCAGTTTTTTCTCAAATCAGTTATAACGAATATACCGGTACGAAACATGAACATGGGTTCGGTTCTCATCCTAGGCTAGTCAATCGGACCCTCGTACCTGGAGAAAGGAAATATATGAGTGGACCAACACATAGCAATCGGAACTTTCAAGTTATGCGTTCTGTGAATATTACAGAAGGTAAATACATTATAGAAGTTTGGAGTGCATCTAACTTTAATAAGGACAAGGGGACCAGAGAAGAAGTCCCAGGAGCAATAGATATTAAGGTTTATAAGAAAGACGAGAACAAAGAATACAACAAAGGCGAGGCTGTGTTTTTTGTAAGGGCTTTTGAGAACCAAGGTAAACCTAAAGCTCCGAGTTACCAAACACAAGGTGCTCTAAGTGATGACGACTTCTAAGTCAAAGCGAATAGTTAAACCTCCTTTGGACCGGTTCGGAGGGGTCCGAGTAGTTCAGAGGAGGATTAAGAAATCAGAAGTGATTGAGCACAATAAAGAAAATGTTGCTCAAGAATTGATAGATATAGCAACAGCCAATATTGACGATATTATGTCCTGGGATGAAACTGGGAATGTCAGCATCAAAGATGTAAATAGTATTTCTAAATCAGCAATCAAAGCAATCAAGAAGATAAAAGTTACTCCGACAAAAATGGGGCCACAGCTAGAAGTGGAGCTACACGATAAGGTTGGAGTGTTAAGAGTATTAGCCAAGGCATCTGGATTATTAGAACAGCAAGAAGATATGGATAGACCATCTGTTGTTGGAATAGTGATGCAAGGACCAGAGCCGAAACCAATAATTGACATGGAGGCAGATGAGCAAAGCGAGGTACATAAGCCATCCGGAGATAGACCGGATACAAGTACAAATGCTGAAAAAACAAATTAGTGATAGTGAGGCAGCTAGGATTTGTGGTTTACCACTAAATGAATATAAGAGTATTGTATTAGGTAAAAAAAAATATGATGGCGATAGAATTGCTAGTATGGTACTTACAATAGAAAGCATAGTGAATGGCGAAAGCTAAAGGATTATTAAACAAAGTTGCACACGAACCTATATTCCATAAGACATCAATCGGAAGGAACCCTAGCCTAGCAAAAATGAACAAAGCAAAACGAAAAAATTTTAAGAAATACCGAGGCCAGGGTAAATGAGTATTGCAGATTTAAAATTAGATTTCAGTACATCTCCTACTGTCTGGAAGTTTCTCAAAGATAAATCATTTGTCAGAGGCCTCATGGGCCCAGTTGGAAGTGGTAAATCGTATGCGTGTGCTGCTGAGATAATGTTGAAAGCAGTATCGCAAGTGCCTTCTCCAAAAGATGGTATCAAGTATAGTAGGTTTGTTGTTGTCAGAAACTCTTATCCGGAACTTAGAACAACGACTATAAAAACCTGGCAAGAGTTATTTCCAGAAAATGTATGGGGTCCTTTTAGATGGAGCCCACCACTTACACATCACATAAAATTACCATCAAGAGACAATGCACCAGGTGTGGACTGCGAGGTTATCTTTCTGGCCCTTGACCAGCCAAAAGATGTTAGGAAACTATTGTCCATGGAACTTACTGGGGCTTGGGTAAACGAGGCCAGAGAATTACCTAAAGCAGTTATTGATGGTCTAACGCATAGAGTGGGTCGTTACCCAACCCTATCGGATGGTGGAGCAAAACCATGGAGAGGTATCATTATGGATACGAACCCTATGGATGATGACCATTGGTGGTATAGACTTGCAGAAAAAGAAAAGATGAAAGGTAAGTTTGCCTGGAAATTTTTTAAACAACCAGGTGCAGTAGAAGAATACACAAAAGAAGATTTACCAGAAAATCCAGAGGCTAATGGTTTTGTTATGGCAGCAAACAAATGGTGGCTTACAAATCCTAATACAGAAAATAAAAAAAATTTACCAAATGGTTATTACGAACAAACATTGTTAGGTAAGAACCTAGACTGGATAAGATGTTATGCTCAAGGCCTATACACTTATGTTCAAGAAGGTAAGCCAGTAATATCTGAATATGACGACAACATGATGGCAACAGATTTTATAGAGCCGGATATAAGTTTACCTATACAAGTTGGAGTGGACTTTGGTTTGACACCAGCAGCTATATTCGGTCAAAGATTAAAAAATGGTAGATGGGTTATTCTACATGAGTTAGTTACATTTGATATGGGTCTTGAAAGATTTGGTACTATGCTCAAAGGAGAGTTGGCCAGTAAGTTTCCTAAGTACGAGGTGTTAGTACATGGAGACCCAGCCGGACAAAAACGAGATGAGATATACGAAGTAACTGCATTTGACCATCTAAGGTCTATTGGATTGACTGCTAGACCAACTGCATCAAATGATTTTAGGATAAGACGAGAGGCCGGAGCTATGCCTATGAACAGATTGATAGAAGGTAAACCTGGTTTACTTGTAGATAAGAGATGTCAGAGATTAAGAAAGTCATTGTCTGGTGGTTATCATTTTAGAAGAGTACAAATATCTGGAGGAGAAAGATACAAGGACCAACCAAACAAAAATGAACACTCTCATGTCGGAGATGCTTTTATGTATCTTATGTTAGGTGGAGGAGAACATAGAACTCTTACAAGAGGACATAATCCTAAATTTAAAATGGCAAGAGCAAAAACAGATTTTAATATTTTTGAATGACATTTGAAACTGGTATAGGTATGCTTGTTGTAGGATTGATTGCAATATTCATAGGTGCGATTATTGCATATTACATAATTAACAAGGTTCAAGACGATGAGTAATACTTCAAAAAGAAAAGGGACCAGGGTTGAAAATAAAATAGTGAAACTATTTGAGAACCTTGGTATAAAGGCAAGACGACAACCAATGTCTGGTAGCCTTCAAGACTTTCCACACGATGTTAAGGTAGAACTACTTGGTGGTCTGCACATTGAGGTCAAAGCTAGAAAAAATGGAAAAGGATTTGCTACAATTAAAAAGTGGAAGGGCTCTGCCGATTTGCTTATCATGGTTGAAGATTACGATGAGCCAGGTGTTTATATTGATTGGAGACTATGGAAACAGATAGCCAAGATACTAAAAGACAATGGTTAGTTAGAGTTTGGTACAAAGGAGATATGGAACTAAGAAAAGAGTTTACCATAAGAGCAACTGAAAAAAGATTACAAAACTTTATTGTACCAAAAAAATACAGAGCTACTTATGAGATTAGCAACACTTGAAAACATATTTGGATGCGATGGTAAACAACTTATTGTATTGCCATTCAAATCATATCTACTCAATCTTATGGACTTATACCAGGAAGATAAGGACCATCTAAACTCTATACCTGGATACCAAGATTACTTAGACGCAGCAACAAAACAAGGATATGGATTTACTGTTTTAGATAATGGTAGGCCCATAGTTTGTTTTGGTATAGTGCCTCAATGGCCTGGTGTAGCTGAGTTATGGTTAATACCAGATATGAAACTTATGCGTAAATGGAAACTTAAATTTCACAAAGGCTCATTAAAATTTATGGAACTTGCAGCAGACGAACTAAACTTGCATAGACTTCATGTAACAGTTAGTGCTCAAAATGTTCGTGCAGTCAAATGGATAGAACATATATATTTTAAGAGAGAAGGTGTATTAAAAAAATATTCCTTTAATAAAAAAGACATGATAATGTATAGTAGGTTGTTTTAATTATGAAAAAACTTTTTAAAAGATGGGTATGTATGGTGTTTTGTATGAACATTTGTTTTTATACTCCTTGTGCAAAGGATAAAAAATAATGGGTAGTCTTTTCAAAATGCCTAAGTATGAGCCACCTCCAGCAATCAATACAGCTAATGAGGCATTGGATAGACGAGAAGAAAGAGCAGACGCATCTGAAAAAAGAGAGTTAAGAAAAGTCTCCTCAAGAAGGAGAGCAAAACGACAAGCTGGTAGATTATTGTTGTCTCAAGATAGAGCCATACCACAACTTGGTGTTGGCGAAACACTAACTGGACAGTCAATGGTAAGAAACCCATACGATGATGAAAGGATGGCATAATGGGAGGAGCACCTAGAATAATTAGAAAAGTAGTAAGCCCAGTTAAAAAAATTGTAAGGCCACCTTCATCTCCTATTGCAGAGAGAAGAGAAGAGGTTGCAAAAAAAACTGAACCAGAGGCAAAACAAATATCTCCAAGAAAACTTAAAAGAAGAGGTACAAAAGTAAGAGGTAGAAGAAGAGCAATAGTTGGAGGACAACTAACTGGAGGAGAAACACAAACTGCTGATTATTCTCCAATTAGAAATCCTAAAGATGGAAGTAAATTAGGGAGTGCATAATGGACCATCACGAACAAACATATATTAGAAATCCTAAATTTAGAAATTTAGAAAAAGAAAAAAAAGAAAGAGAGGAGGAAAATGAAAAAGGGGTATCATAAAACTAAATCTGGTAAGATGGCTAAAAAAGGTTTGTATTATAACATCAACCAGAAAAAAAAGGCTGGAACTAGCAATACAAAAGCTAAAAGCACAATTAGTGATAAGGCTTATGCAAATATGAAAGCTGGATTTCCAAAAAGAAAAAATAGAAAGGGGCTAGTATAATGGCTTATAAAATGAAAATGAAAAAGTCATCTAAGTTAAAAGGTGGACAAAAAAAATTAGATGCAAACAAGGATGGCAAGATTGGTAAACAAGATTTTGCTATGTTAAGAAACAAAAAGAAAAAGGTAACTACATGATTATTTTTGGACATACACCTAGAGAGTGGATTAGAAGAACTAAAAATAATAAAATATGCGTAGCTGGTTTTTTTGTAGCATTTATTTTAGGAGCAATAATATTTTGACATGGTTGCAAAAAGATTTCAAAACCCATCCGGTGGACTAAATGATGCTGGTAGAAAAAAATTTGGTGTTAAGGCTCCAGTTTCAAGTGGTAAAAACCCTCGTAGGATTTCTTTTGCAGCAAGGTTTTCAAAAGTTAAAGGACCTTTGATGAAAGATGGGAAACCAACAAGACTAAAACTTGCATTAAAAAAATGGGGTTTTGGTTCCAAAGAGGCAGCAGCTAAATTTGCTGCAAACAATAAGGCAAGGGCATAATGCACAGAACACCAGATGAAGTTTTAAATAGGTCAAAGAAAGCATTTTCTCGTAAAGAACAATGGAGAACAATTTACGAAGATTGTTATAGATATGCGTTACCACAAAGAAATCTTTATGAAGGTTACTATGAGGGTAATGTTCCTGGCCAAAATAAAATGAATATGGTTTTTGATAGCACAGCCATACATTCAACTCAAAGATTTGCAAATAGAATACAGTCTGGCTTATTTCCTCCCTATAAAAAATGGTGCAGACTGGAGCCTGGTAATGACATACCGGCAGATAGAAGAGCAGAAGTACAAGCTGCATTAGACATCTACCTAGATAAAATGTTTACTATACTTAGACAATCTAATTTTGATTTGGCTATGGGAGAGTTTCTTTTAGACTTATGCGTAGGTACTGCTGTTATGCTCATCCAGCCAGGCGATGACATTAACCCAATACAATTTACACCAGTTCCACAATACCTTATCGCACTAGAAGAAGGTCCTTATGGAACAGTAGATAATGTTTATCGTAAATATAAAATTAGAGCTGAAAGTATTACAAGAACATTTCCAGATGCAAACATACCAGAGACTTTACAAAATCTAATAAATGAAAAACCAGCAGAGATGATTGAGTTGTTAGAGGCTGTTATAGTTGATACCGAAAGAAAAGATTTTTGTTACCATATTATTTATGAAAAGACTAGAGATGAATTAGTTTATAGAAGAATGGACAGCACTCCATGGATTGTTGCAAGATACATGAAAATACCTGGAGAAGTTTTTGGTAGAGGTCCACTTGTAACTGCTTTACCAGATGTAAAAACATTAAATAAAACTTTAGAGTTATTACTTAAAAACGCATCTATTGCGTGTGCTGGTGTTTACACAGCAGCAGATGATGGAGTAATCAATCCATCTAATATTAGAATTACACCAGGTAGTATTATACCAGTTGCAAGAAATGGTGGACCACAAGGTGCATCACTTGCTCCACTACCTAGGTCTGGAGATTTTAATGTATCTCAAATTGTAATTAACGATTTAAGAATGAATATTAAAAAAACATTATTAGATGATACTCTTCCTCCAGACAATATGTCTGCAAGGTCAGCAACAGAGATTGTTGAGAGAATGAAAGAATTAGCACAAAACATGGGTGCAGCTTTTGGTAGATTAATTACTGAAACTATGGTACCTATCATAACTAGAGTGTTAAACATCATGGATGAGAAAGGTCTCATCCAGCTCCCTTTGAAGGTCAATGGGCTTGAGGTTAAAGTAGTTCCGGTCAGCCCATTGGCAAAAGCCCAAAATTTAGAAGAAGTAAACGAAGTTATGCAGTTCTATCAAATAGCAAATGCACTTGGACCAGGTGGTGTAGCAGAAGTAAAACCAGATGCTATCGCAACATTTGTTGGAGATAAACTAGGCATACCTTCTAATTTAAGAACATCCGAGGAGGAAAAACAAGTGATAGCACAACAAGCAACTAAATTATTCCAACAACAAATAGCTGGTGGTGGTGGACCAGGACAAGGTGGAGCTCCGGCTGCACCAAGCCCACCAATGCCTCCACAGCAAGAACCAGCCGAGGCAGTAGAGGATGAGGTCTCTGCATGAGGTCAAAATCCGGTTGGGATGGCATACAAGTTTTAGAAAACGAAGTAAATCAAGAAACTAAAAACGAACAACTTGAAATTGATAAAACTTTTGCTAGAACATTTGAAACAGAAGAAGGTAGAAAATGTTTAAATTTTTTGATAGGAAAAACAATAGACCAGCCTACATGGGTTCCAGGTGGAGATAGTTCACATGGCTATGTCAGAGAAGGTCAAAATAGTGTAATAAGAGAAATAAAAATGAGAATGGAAAGGGCAAAAAATGGATAAAGAAACTGAAAACCAAAATGTAAACCAAGAAGAAGGTCTCCTAGCCAATACTCCCCAAACAGAAGAGGTAGAACCAAAAGAAGAAGAAACAACAATACCTCACAAAGAAGAAGAAAAACCACAAGAACCAACACCAGAAAAAGAAGAAGAGAAACTTGCAAAGCCAGAATATTTAGAAGATAAATTCTGGGATGAAAAGTCTGGTGTAAAAGTAGAGGAGTTAAATCATTCTTACAAAGAATTACAAAAACAATTCTCTATGGGTAAACACAAAGCTCCGAAAGAATATGATGTTACATCTTTAGAAGATGTAGAGGATGACGATGAGTTAAAAACATATTTTTTAGATTGGGCTAAAGAAAACAAACCAACACAAGCAGCATTTGATAATCTTGTAAATAAATTTAAAGAATTATCTTTGCAACAAGAAGAGGCTGATAGCATTGACATAGATGCAGAAACCAAATCATTAGGTCCAAACGCACCACAAATTATCAAAGGTATAAAAGAGTGGGGACAAGGGCTTGTTGCTAAAGGTGTATGGTCAGACCAAGACTTTGAAGAGTTTAAAGTGTTTGCTGCAACAGCGAATGGTATCAATGCACTTAACAAAGTTAGAAAATTTTATGGAGAAAAGACTATACCAACAGCACCAATAGATGTTGATGGACCAGCAAGTAATGACGAGTTATATGAGTTAGTTGCAGACCCTAAGTACAAAACAGACCCAGTATTTAGACGAAAAGTAGAAGAACAATTTGCAAGAGCTTTTCCTGGTAAAGTAGATACTGGCGAAATATAACACTTGATATTTTTCTCAGAAACGATTATTTTGTAATCGGAGACAACCAAAATTCTTTTTGGCCTTCTGGCTAGGGTGGATAGTACCCTATTGTCAGCCTGGCTTATTTTACCAGACAACTGCGAGTATAAATAAATTGTGTTAAACAAAGGAGAAAACTTATGGCACAGTCAATAACTAATGCTTTTGTTACTCTGTTTGATGCTGAGGTAAAACAAGCATACCAAGGAGAAAGTTCAATCTTGGGATGTGTAAGGCTAAGACAAGGTGTACAAGGGCAAACATATAAGTTTCCTAAGTTAGGAAAAGGAAGTGCGACTGCAAGAATTCCTCAGACTGATGTTACTCCATTGAATGTAACTTATTCACAAGTTACAGCTACAATGAGTGATTTCAATGCTGCTGAATATTCAGACATCTTCCACCAAGCGAAGGTAAACTTTGACGAAAGACAAGAACTTGTCCAAGTAGTCAGTAAGGCGATTGGTCGTAGAATGGACCAATTAATAATAGATGCTGTCAATGGTGCATCTGGAACTGGTACAGTTGCTAAAAATGTAGTAACTTCTGGTTCTGCTGCAAACTCAAACTTGAATGTTGGAAAGCTAATAGCTGCTAAAAAAGCACTTGATGCTAAAAATGTTCCATTTGATGACAGACATATAATAATCCACGCAAACTCATTATCTGGTTTACTAGCTGATGAGAGAGCAATTTCTGGAGACTTTGCATCAATTAAAGCTCTGGTATCTGGAGAAATTAATACTTTCCTAGGTTTCAGATTTTATGTGCTTGGCGACAGAGATGAGGGTGGCTTACCATTAGCAACAAACGACAGAACTTGTTTTGCGTTCCATAGAAGTGCAGTCGGTATGGCTGTTAATATGGCACAAAAAACAGAAATCAACTATGTTCCAGAAAAAACATCTTTCTTGGTTAATAGTATGTTTTCTGCTGGTGCTGTTGCAATAGATGCAGATGGTATAGTTAAAATAACAACCGATGAAAGCTAATAGAGAAGGAGAATAATTATGGCTTATGCAGAAATAGGACTACAACCAATAGGTGGTCAATCTAAAGCTGGTAATGCTCCTCAAATGTGGAGCTACAAATCGGCTGATGCAATCGCTGATGTAAACACAGAAGGGTATTTTAATGATGCCTCTGATGTTTTAAAAGTTGGCGATTTAATCTATGTATATGACAGTAATACACCTACTGCTAGTTTAGTAGTAGTGCTATCAAATGCATCTGGAGTAGTGGATGTATCTAATGGCGAAAGTATAACTGTTGCCGACAGCGATTAATAAATAGACATGAGGAGGCCCTTATAGGGCCTCTTCATTTATTAAAGGATTATTATGGCAAGTGGAGATACTAATATTACAATTTGCAACCAGGCATTAAATTTACTTGGTTCAGATACTATTTCATCATTTACAGATACAACAAATGATGCTGCCTCTGTTTGTAATAATATTTATGAAACTGTAAAAAGAAAAACTTTGTCAATGTACCCCTGGTCATTTGCAATAGTAAAAGAACAATTAAATAAATCAGCCGGAGTTACACCAGTTAATGAATGGACTAATCAATTTGTATTACCATCTAACGCAGTATCCGGCACACCACACCAAGTTTACAATTCCACTTCTACAAGAATATTACCAATCCAAAGTTATGAATTAATCTACACATCATCTGGCCCAGCGATTGTAACTAATGAAGAAAATATTTATGTTGATTATGTTAGTTCAGTCGTAACAGAAGGTCTTATGCCTTCTTACTTTGTACAATTACTTGTTTACATGATGGCTTGGCATTTAGCTGAACCAGTAACAGACCAAATAACAAAATCTGATTATTGGAGAAAGATAACAGTTGGGACTGAAAGTGAGAATGGTAGGGGTGGGTATTTCAGACAAGCCATGAATATTGATGGAAGGGGTAAACCAAACTATTCAATAGTTGATTTCCCATTAACAGATGTTAGATAATGAGCAGAGCAGTAACTATACAATCAAATTTCACTACTGGCGAAATAGACCCATTATTAAAATCAAGAATAGATATTAACCAATATTACAACGCATTAGAAACAGCTAGGAATGTTTTAGTACAGCCACAAGGTGGTATTGAAAGACGACCTGGTTTACAATTTTTATTTGAAATACCAAGTGCTGCTAATCCACAAAATGGAATGAAGTTAGTGCCTTTTGAGTTTTCTACTACACAAAGTTATATGCTTTTGTTTGTACATAATAGAATGTACATTTTTAAAGACAAAGAATTAGTAACTAATATAAACTCTAGTGGTAATGATTATCTTACAACTACTATAAGTGCTACAACATTAGCGACTATGGACTTTACACAATCAGCAGATACTTTGATTGTTGTACAAGAAGATATGGCTCCTAAACAAATAGTTAGAGGTGCATCACACTCAAGCTGGACTATATCCGATATAACATTTGAGCATACACCTTTTTTTGCTTTTACTCTCTCAACTACAACTATCAATCAAACTATAACTCCATCGGCTGTGGATGGAAATATCACACTTACAGCCGGTGGTTCATTCTTTAACTCTGGCCATGTCAATCAATTTGTAGAGGCTAACGATGGTTTGGGTAGAGCAAGAATTACAAGATTTGTAAGTAACACATCTGTTGAGGCTATTGTTGAAATACCTTTTTTTAATACAAGTGCAATAGCATCTGGCTCAACATTTTTAGAAAGTGGATATGAAGTTACCTGGTCTGGCTCAAAAGGCTATCCTCGTACAACAACCTTCCATGAGGGGAGACTATATTTTGGTGGAGCTAAGTCTAGGCCAAACACAGTTTTTGCATCAAGAGTAGGTAGGTTCTTTGACTTTAATCCTGGAGAGGGATTAGATGATGATAGTATAGAAGTTACACTAGCAACTGATAACACAAATGCTATCGTTGGTATGTTCTCTGGTAGAGACTTACAAATTTTTACAAAAGGTGGAGAGTTCTTTTTACCTCAATCATCTCTGGACCCTATCACACCATCTAATGTTGTAATCAATGGTGCAACAAGAAGAGGTGCAAAAGAAGGTATTAAACCAGTAGGTGCAGAAAGTGGTACTTTGTTTATACAAAGAGCTGGTAAAGCATTAAGAGAGTTTTTGTTTAGTGATGTAGAGTTATCTTACATATCAAATAATATTTCTTTACTATCTTCTCATTTATTAAAAAATCCAACAGACATGGCTCTTAGAAAAGCAACATCTACAACAGATGGAGACTTGTTAATATTAGTCAATTCAACAGATGGTTCTTTAGCAACATATTCCATCTTGCGAGGCCAAAATGTCATAGCACCTAGTCTATCTACAACAGATGGCACATTTGAAAAAGTAGGTGTAGATGTGGACCAAATTTATTTTGTTATTAAAAGAACAATTAATAGTTCAACAAAATATTATGTAGAATGTTTTAATGATGATAATACAACTGATAGTTCTAAATTATATAGTGGCTCAAGTTTACCAAACGCATCTACAATTACAAAAACAGTAACAGTACAAAATGTTTCTGGTTCTAATAAATATTTTATAGATGGTGCACAACAACCAACATTAAATTTATACGAAGGTCATACTTACAAGTTTGACCAATCAGATGGTACTAATGCTACACATCCTCTTAGATTTTATTTAGATGCAAACAAAACAACTGCTTATACTACTGGGGTAACTACCAATGGTACTCCAGGACAAGCTGGGGCCTATACTCAAATAGTAGTAGCATCTGGAGCCCCTACTCTTCATTATCAATGTTCAGCTCATGCAGCTATGGGTGGTATTGCAAATACACCAGTAGGTGCTGAACTAACTGGACTTTCTCATTTAGAAGGTAAAACATTAAAAGTTATTATAGATGATAGTATGCACAACGATATTACAGTCTCTAGTGGAAAAGCTATTATAACAACACTACCAACAAGTTATGTAGAGGTAGGTATAAATTATACTCCAGAAGTTAAAACACTTCCGGTTGAATTAAAACTATCAAGTGGAAATATAGTTGCACAAAAAAAAAGAATTGTAGAGGCAACAGTAAATCTTTACTTGTCGCAAAACTTAACATTGAATGGTAAAGACTTCTCATTTACAGTAGGTAGTGGCCAGTTTTTTACTGGAAAAAAAAGAAGGAAACCTATGTTAGGATTTGATAGAGAAGGACAAATGACATTCTCCCAGTCTAGTCCATTATTTTTTACATTATTGGGAGTAGAATATAAAGTGAGTGTAGGACAATAATATGGCATTTTCTCCATGGACAGCAGTAGCAGTAGCAGCAACAGCAGCAAAAGCCTATGGTACATTATACCAAGGTTATGCGATGGCTGCTTACTATCAAGGCAAAGCAGATATAGCTTTACTACAAGGCAGAACAAAAGCAGTAGAGGCTAAAGAAAATGCAAATATTGCTTTGCGTAAAATGAATGAGACTATTGCATCAAATATAGCAAAAGGTGCAGCCGGAGGTGTTACACCATTTGATGGTTCACTATCAGTATTAAATACAATGAGTATGAGGTATGGAGTTACAGATTTTTACCAAGCTAAAGATACACAAGAAATAGTTACAGCCTTTAGTGTAGCTGAGGCTGCTATGTTAAACAATGCTGCTAAGACTACTAAGAAAGGAGCCATTATAACTGCTGTCGCAGATGCAGCTATGGGTAGTTATAATATTTTTGGAACCTAATGGCACAAAGAAATGTTTATAAATCTCAGTTACCTGGTTTTAGAGCTAGTGATATACAACTATCATTTGCTAATTACAAAGCCCAAGCAGATGTAGCTGGAGAGATTATAAAAAGAATAGATACTGTATCTGACTTTGCACTTAAAAAAGTAAACGAACAAAAAGTAGAAGAGGGTACAAAGTATGGTGTAGAAAATGCACCAACATTAAAACAAGTTTTAGAGACAGACGCAGAGGACAGAAAACAATTATTTAAAGATAATAAAACTATATTTAACAAAGCTGCACAAGCTGCACAAATGGGTTTTGTTATAAATGAGATGACTATTGCTGCACACAGAGATTTTGCAAATGCAGAGATAGAGGCTAACGAAAACAATCAATCTCAAACAATGTATTTACAAACATTGTCAAATATAAAAGATGAATATGTAAAAGTTGTATCAAGCATAAATCCAGATTTAGCTGTTGAGTTAGATGCTAAGTTAGCAACAAAAGCAAACACTTACTATACAAGCTATATTGATAAAAAAATAAAAGAAAATGCAACACAAACAAAAGTGTTGGCTATGGGTTTTGTTACTCAAGAACTTAACGATTTAGAAAAAATATTTAGTGAAACTAACAATTACATAGATGATAAGACTGGAGACCAGGTTTATGTTAATATAGAAAACAGAATATTAGCAAAAAGAAAAAACCTAAATAATTTTATTGCTAAACAAAAGTTTACTGTTGCTGAGGCTACAACAATACTTAATAACTTTGATAAAGCAGCTACGAGAGTAAAAACAGATTTTGTTATAAACTTTGTAGAAACATACTCAGAGGGTCGTGTTGGTGGTTACAATCTATACTCAAAAATGGCTGCACCAGATGGAAAAATTATTAGTGATAAAAAACAAAAGGAAGGTTTAGCAACTGATGATGATATAATTTATTTTGAGAAAGCTGCTATGGTCCAGGAAATACTTATGACATCTGATAACAATGTAAAACAAGAAATATTAAAAGATGTAAAAGCAGTTTTAGATGATAGAGAAAGTGTCAATAAATCAAAACAAGATGCTATAAATTTAGAATTTGAAAACATATATAAACAAGCATCTATTGATTTTATAACTGCATACGAAAATAGAGATACAGCCGGAATGAATAAAGCACTTGGTGTAATACAAATTGCAAAACCAGAAAAATACGAAAGCTATGCAAAAGGCATAACTGGTTTTGATTTATCTCAAAACCCTAATACAATATCTACACCAGGTCTTAAAGATGATTTACAATTAAAAATAAATTTGGGAGAGATTAAAGATTTTAGCGATATACTTGCATACAATGGAACTGGTATAGAAACAGTAGATGGACAAAGGTTTGTCTTATCTCCAGGGGATACTAACACATTATTAGGAGACTTTAAAACTCTACAAGATAAAGATATGCAAGATGGTATTAAGTTAGCAAAAGAATTATTGCTTGAAGGTGTAGAGCCACAAATACTTAGATTAAGTACAAAAGTACAAGATTTAGAAAAACTTAAAAAATATAATATGGTCGTTGCAGATTTAATTAGAGCAAAAAGAAGTGGTCAAAGAATGGATATTGAAAGTTTTGTTAAAAAGACTGTTGAAGATGCAAACAAAAAAATAGAAGAAGAAAAAAAAGCAAAACAAGCAGAAGGTTTATCTGAGTACATGGCATTTAGTGAGATGACTTATACAAATAGTAAAGGTGTTGAAATACAATTACCACCTCTTGATGAAAACTTAACAAGTGTAGGTGCGATGCAATATCACGCATTTTTTACCTTCTATAAAAATAATTTAAAACTTACAAAAGATATTGATGCTTTTAATGAAGGTGTATTTGCAACAGATGCAAGAATGAAAGCATTTGAACAAGCAAGGAGATTTTTTAAAAATTATGGCAACTGATGATTTAAACAAATTTATAGAGGCAGAATACGAGCAAAAAGCTAGTGGAGAAGAGGATATTGTTCTTAGATATGATAGTAATGGTTTTGGAACAACAGTAGATAAAAGTTTCTTTGAGTATGTAAATAGCTTTGCATCAGATGTAGCAACAACAGCATCGGAGGAAGTATTAAGTCCGGCTGTAACTGGTTTGACTAAGATTGTAGAAAATGCTGCAAGTCTTGGTATAGCTGGTGCAGAGATGTTAGGATTAGCAGAAGAGGGAACAGTAGATGAGTTTGCAAAAGTTTTTGATGAGTATGTATATGCAAACATAGATAAAACATTGGGCGAACCAGATAGTATGTTTGGCAGATTATTAGAGGGTGTTGTTCAATATGGTACACCTGGTTTTGGTTATTATAAATTATTTAGTAATGTGATGAAACTGCCTGGTATGGCAAACTGGGCTCGTAAAGCTGTGATTGCTGGTCAAGCAGAAGTAGCAACTGTATTGACTGCTCAAGACCCAGTTGATGGTAATTTTGCAACTGCAATATCTGAGTTGTTTGGTATTGAAAGAGACAAAGCAGATAATGTAGCAAGAGAGTTTTTTAATTACATCGCAAGTCCAGAAGAAGAAACAACAGCAAGGTCTGTATTTGAAAGTAGATTAAAAGGTATTATAGCAGATGCACCATTAGCAATAGGTATAGAAGGTACTATCATGTTGTTAGGAGCAACTGGTAAATTGTTTAGAAAAGATAAAACAAAAACACAAATAGATGATGTTACACAAACAAAGATAAGAGAAACTCAAGCTAATAATTTATTTAATGCTATAACTAGATTAAAAAAAGATGAGGGTTTTTCAATAACACTTGATGGTAAAGATGTAACAGAATTGTATAAAGAAGGTTTTATGGTAGCACCTTTGAAAAAGACAGAAATCATATTTGATAGTAAAACATTTAGTTTAGCAGATGCACAAAAACTACTAGATAATGTAGAGGCTTTAGAAAAAGCTACAAAAGGCAGATATAAAGAGGTTTATGCTGGGGCCTGGTTTAACCCAGATGATGGTAAATTTTACCTAGATGCGTCAGTAAGAATTGACAATAAAGCTGATGCTCTGTATATTGCTAATCAAGGAGAACAACTAAGTATCTTTAATATTAAAGATTTTAGTACAATAAAAACAGATGTCGGTATCCAAGAACTCAAACAAAGTGGAACTTATAGCCCTACCAAAAACTTCATCCAGGGAATTGAGACTAAAGGCCTTGGTAGAAGGTTTGAAAAAGCAAGGGTGGCAACTCAAGGAGGAACAGAATAATGTCTCTGCCAAAGGAACCACTAATCTCGGAAAAGGAAAACAAAGAGCTTAACAAAGTTCTTGATGGTATAACTGGTCCTACAAAAGAAGAGGCTGCTAATACTGTTTTAAATGAACAAACAGTAGTAGAAGAAGTAACAGACCCTAAAGAAATTATACCAGACAACAACACAATAGATATAAATAAACCAGATACAGAGTTTGAAGAAAACTTTGCACAATACAACACAACATTAAAAGAACCAGAAGAGCCAGTTTTATATGCTGGTGTTTTTAAAGGTATTACTAAAACAGCCACAGATGCCTCTCCCATGTATGGTTTTAAAGATGATAAATTAGTTACAGAAGTAAAAGGTGGACTTGTTTACAGAGACGCAACACAAGATGAAATAGAAAGTTTAGATAAATTATTATTTACACCTTTAGAATTAGAAAAAGGTTTCACTTTTAAAATGGTAGGAAAAGATGGTAAGAAAAAATCTATACCTATTGTTACACCTAATCTTAATAAAATGGAAAATATTGATGACATAAAAGAATATAGTATGGCTGTGCAAAAGGTAATGAAACCATTTATTGAAGAGGCCAAGAGAGGCAAGATGACTGTTGATGATATAATTAAACAAGCATCAAACATTGGTAACAATGAAATGGTAATTAAAATTTTGAACAGACCTAAAGGCACACAATTCAAAAACTCAGCAGAAGTTTTAAAAGCAAATGTAATATCTATTCAATCATTGTTTGAAGTAAAAAGACTTGCAAAATTAGTATCAGAAGGAAAAGCAGATAAAGGATTAAATGTTGAAGATACACAAAAAAAATATGCACAAGCACTAGGTTTTCATTCTGCAATTATGGCAAGTACAGCCGGTAATAATACAGAGGTTGCAAGGTCTCTTATGATTATAGGACATATAAAAAGATACTTTGATGCAAAAGGTATAGATAGTCCAGATAATGTAAAACAAATAGAACAATTTAATTTAGAAACACAACTACCAGGATTTAATGGTAATGTTGTGAAATTACACGCAAACAACTTTCTAAAATTTAGTGATATGTACTCACAATCAGACTTTGCTAGACAAGTTCCCTCTTGGTTAGAAAAGACTGGAGATGTAATGTCTGAGTTATTTATAAACTCACTACTTGCATCTCCGGTAACACACCAAATAAATGTATTTTCAAACTTAGCATTTAAAATTTATCAAATACCAGAAACAGCAGTTAGTGCTGGTATATCTAAAATGCGTAAAATGACTGGCCTAGGTAAAGGTAGAGGAGATGAAATATTTTTTGGAGAGAGTTATGCAAAAATGTATGGCATGACTAGAAGTTTATGGGAGGCTACACAAAATTTTGGTAAAGTTTTAAAAACAGAAGAACCACTTGACCCAATAACAAAAATAGATACTAGAAAAAGAAAAGCAATAACAACAGAAAATTTATTTCCTGGATTAAAAGATAGTCCATGGGGTAAAGCCATAGACATTATGGGTATGATGTATAGAGGCCCTGGTAGATTACTTATTGCAGAAGATGAATTTTTTAAAACCCTAGCATATAGGTCGGAATTACACGCACTAGCATATAGACATGGTATGGAGGTATTTAAAAAAACCGGTAACAAAGAAACAGCTAGTCAAGCTGCTGCTATGTTTATGAAAAATCCTCCACCTCAAGCTGTTGCTGCATCAAAAGCAAAAGCAACTGAGCTTACTTTCCAACAAGAGCTAGAGGGTTTTTTAGGTAGTATGCAAGGAGTTATGTCTCATCCAATGGCAAAAATTTATGTACCATTTTTTAGAACACCTACAAATCTAGTTTTAGAGTTAGGCAAAAGAACACCATTAGCCATGGCTATGCCAAGTTTTTATAGAGAATTGTCTGCTGGTGGTGCTAGAGCAGATGCAGCTTTAGGTAAAATGGCTATGGGTTCTAGTTTGATAGCTGGATTTGCTTATGCGTCTGGTGGTGGCTGGGACCAAGATATTGTTATTACTGGTTCAGCACCAAGAGATTTTGGAGGTAAACAAACTTGGAAAAACCAAGGGTTACAACCATATTCTATTGCATTTAGAAATCCGGAAACTGGTTTATTTACATCTGTTTCATACTCAAGATTTGAGCCACTATCTGGTTTACTTGCTGTTGCTGCTGATTATGCTTGGGCTGCAAATCACTCTCCAAATACAGAAAGTGCTATGGAAGATTTAACTAATCTTGCTATGAATGGTTCCTATGCAATATTTAATTATATGGGCCACTTGCCAATGTTACAAGCTATTGGAGATATTTCACAATTATGGGGTAAAGAATATGAAACATTTGATGACAGAGTACAAAGAGCAAAACAATTATTAACTGAACAAGTAACTACTTATGGTTTAAGTGTAGGACAACAAGCTGCAACTTTTGGAGTATTTCCAGAAACATTAGTTGCTAACTTTGAGAGAGCAATATCTCCAGGTGCATCAAATGTAATGCCATCAACAACAGATGGAGATTTTATGTTATTAGGTTGGAGTTCTGCTTGGAACAGATGGAAGTCAAGAAATCCATTATTTAATGATGAAATACCACCACTACTTAATTTTTGGGGAGAAGAAATTACAGTTGGTACTGGTAAAACAACATGGGAATACTGGACACCATTCCAAATAAAAAATCAAAAGTATAATGATGTAGATGTATTTTATAACGAAATATTAAATGGCCAAGGTTTAAGGATGCCTCCTCGTACACTAGATGGCATACCTATGACTGCACAACAATATAACGATTACATTATAAAAACTAACAGTATTACTATGGAAGGCCCAAATGGTACTGAAATGAATATGTTAGATATGATGACTTATGTAATTAACCAAAAAGATTTTTTTGAATTACCTATTGGAGAGATGAAAAAAGAGTTGAGTTTAATTTATGCAGACTATAAAAGTGCAGCAAGGGCTGAATTATTAGAAGAATATCCAGACCTTGATAATAGAATTAATGAAAGAAATGAGTTTATAACTAATACTGGTAAGAGAGCAAAAAAAGGAGTATTTTAAACTATGGCAACCTTTAATATAAATGATGTAGCAAGAAGAGCACAATTTACTGTTGGGTCTAGTGGACAAATAGGTCCTTATGCTTTTAGTTTTCAAGTAAATGCTGCATCTGAATTACAAGTATATCAAAACGATACTTTGCTAACTGATAGTGTTCAATACAATGCTACTATATCATCCTCAGATGGAACTGGCTCTATAAAATTTATTGATAATTCTGGCTCTGGTGGAACTAATTACACTCCATCAACTGGAGATATAATTACAATTATTGGAGACCAGCCATTATCAAGAACAACTGTATTTCAAGTTGGACAAACAAATAACCCAACAACTTTAGAAACAGAATTTGACAACATAGTCATAAGACAACAACAATTAAAAGAAATTACAGATAGGTCTATACAATTAAAACCTTCTACTACTAGAACTGTAACTGGTACTGGCACAAATGGTCCAGTATTTTTTCCAGAGTTAGCTGCTAACAAAATACTTTCTGTTAATAATGCTGGTAACGCATTAGTTATGACAAAAGAAATAGGCTCATTCAAAGGTAACTGGTCAGCTAGTACAGCTTATTTTGAAAGAGATATTGTAAAAGATACTAGCACTAATAATATTTTTATAGTAAACAGCGACCACACATCCTCTGGTTCTCAACCTTTAACAACTAATGCAAACTCAGCTAAATACGATTTATTAGTAGATGCTGCAACAGCTACATCTGCTAGTACAACTGCGACTGCTCAAGCTACAATAGCAACGACAAAAGCTAATGAAAGTGCTGCAAGTGCAGCCTCAGCTTTATCACATAAGAATGATGCTGAAACTGCAAAAACAGCAGCAGAGGCAGCTAAAACAGCAGCCGAAACAGCTAAGAATACTGCTGAAACTTTTTTAGATAATTTCCAGGACCAGTATTTAGGAGTACAATCATCCGAGCCCTCAACAGATTTAGATGGCGACCCTCTTACAGAAGGCGATATTTATTTTAATTCAAATAGTAACAAGCTACGAATATTTAGTGGTGGACAATTTAAAGATGCAGCAGTAGATACATCTGCATTTGCTCAAGCTGGATTTGCAATAGCGATGGCAGTAGCATTATAGAAAGGAGAACAGATGGCACAAAACTTTAGAAACCAATTAACACATACAGCGATTGGTACAAGTTATAGTGATATACTTACACAAGTTAATTCTTTTGATACAGTAGTTGGTATAAGATTAGTTAATGTTACAACATCATCTATTAATGTTACTGTTGCGATAGAAAACTCATCAAATGATACAGAGCTAATTAAATTAGCTCCTATTCCTGGTGGTAGTTCACTTGAATTAATTGATGGTGGAGCTAAAATTATTTTAAAATCTGGCGATAAGATAAAAGCAAAATCTGATACAGCTAGTTCTTTAAAAGCTGTTGTATCATTTATAGATAGTATTAGTACATAGGAGTAATTATGGGATACATAGGAAATCAAATTTTTACTGGTGTTATAACATCAAGTGATAGTATTGATGCTGGAGTAATAGAGATTACAGATTTATCTGCATCAGCTCAAGCTCAACTTGGTACTGCTGAGTTATATGGTTTTACAAAAACAAATGGCTCTGGTAGTCAAAAAGAAGATTTAATATTAACTAAGACTGCTGGAACAGATGATATATCTGTGGCTAATAATGATGGCACACAATCAGATTTATATGATGAAAGTTTTATAGCCAAGTCTGGATTAACATTTACTGTTAATATTGATGGCGAATTGGAGGTAACAATATAATGGCTCTTACAAGATTAGGTTCACTAGCTGCAACAAATTTAGTATTAGGTGGTAATGTAGGTACAGAGGGAGATGCTTATAAAAATTACAATGCTATTACAAGTAATGTAACTCTTACTATGGAGGCATCTAAAAACTATTTTTTAAGAGGACCATTAACAATTAACAATGGTGTTACATTCACTATTGCTGGAACTGGGGAGTTAAAAATAATATAATGCCATACATAGGCCGAGGATTACAAACTGGAGAATACAAGCTCATAACATTAACAGAGAGCTTTGATGGTAATAGAACAGAATTTACTATGTCAGAGAGTGTACCATCTGAAAGAGTGCTTATGGTTATACTGTCTGGGGTCCTACAACATTGGGGAGAGGCTTTTACTGTATCTGGAAATAAATTAAATTTTTCTGCTGCCCCATCAAATGGCGAAACAATCAAAATATTAAAGCTAGGAGATACTTTAAATATTGCTACTCCATCCCAAGGTACAGTAGGTGTAGCTCAACTATCTACAAGTGGAGTATCTGCTGGTAAAGTATTTAAAGTAAATGATGCTGGTAATGCCTGGGAGTTAGGTAATGCAAGTTCAGCTGAGGTCTATGGATTTACAATGACAGATACTAACTCTGATGGTGTATTAGATAGTTTACAAGTAACAACAACAAATGGTGGTCAAGACAATATAACAGCTACTCAGTATGCAGCCTTTGATGACAAGATTTTTGCTGCATCTGGATTTACTTTTAGTCTTAATAGTAGTGGCCATCTAATAGCAACAATATAGTGAGTATAATGTTCTTATTAAAAATATATAAAAATAAATGTAAATTAGGTAAAGGTATATACTATGTCAAAAATTAAAGTTAATGAAATAGAGAAAGCATCTGGTAGTGGTATAACAATTCCTACTGGTACTAGCTTTACAATTACAGATGGTCTTGCTAGTTCATCTTTACCTACTGTACCAGTAACTAAAGGTGGTACTGGATTAACTTCATTAGGTTCTGCTGGACAAGTGGTGCAAGTTAATAGTGGTGGTAATGCTTTAGAGTTTGCTACTGCTAGTAGTGGTGGATTAGTAGATACTAAATTTGTAACTTTTCAAGGTACTCAATCTCATACTGGAAATAGTTTTGCAGATGTAACAGATTTAACAATTACTCATACTTGCTCAAATGCATCAAACAAAATAATATTAATGGCACATATAGGTTCTTTGCAAACTTTAGGTAGTAGCAGTAATACTATAAGTGGTACTAGTGCTTTTGCTTTTTCGGTAGATGGTTCAAGACCAGCATCAATGATGGGAACACCAGCTAGTAATAGGGTTGGAGTAGTTTCAAGAAATGGAGCAAGAGGGGTAAATCAAGATCATGGCTCTGGTGGAATATTTTTACAAGGTGTTCACTCTCCAGGAGATACAAACTCTCACACATATAAAGTTCAAGTCTTATGTCAAAGTGGAGAATATGCCTTAATCAATAAGGCTTATCAAGACAATGATAGTAATAACTCTTTTGGTTCAAGAGCATCATCAACACTACAATTATTAGAGGTATCAGTATAATGTTTATAGAAAAAGCAATTTATTTAATAAATCCAGATGCAAAATTTGGTGTGATTAATGATGATATAGATAATATTAAATGGTATGATGGAACAAACCCAATTCCTAAAGCAGATATACAAGCTAAAATAAATGAATTACAAGCTGAATATGATGCAAACAAATATCAAAGAGATAGACAAAAAGAATATCCAACATGGCAAGAACAATTAGACATGATGTGGCATGATAAACAAAACGATACTACAACATGGGAAGATGCTATAGCAAAAGTTAAATCAGATAACCCAAAGGCGAGTGAATAATGGCAACAGTAAACTTAGGTAGAATTAAACCAGTATTTAGAGGAGCATACAATAACTCAACAGCTTATGTGATTGATGATATTGTTACATCTGGTGGAGAAACATTTATAGCAATCGCAGCTACTACTGGTAATGCTACAAGTGATGCAAGTAAGTGGACTAAACTTGCAGCCAAAGGAGCTGATGGTACTGATGTTGCAGCTACATTAGCAAACAAAGAAATTTCATTTAAAACAAATGCTGGTGCATTAGATGGTATTCCAATCGGTAATGCTGGTGAATTTTTAAAAGTTAATAGTGGTGCAACAGGATATGAATTTGGAACAGCCTCAAGTGCAACACAAGGTCAATGGAAATATTTAGCACAAGCATCTATTACAAGTGATACTTCTAGCATTTACATGGATAATGTTTTTGATCATACAAATCATGACCATTATTATTTAAAAGTAATGAACCTAAATAGTACGACTACCTCTAATAACGATATATGGTTAGGTTTAAGAACAGGGGGTTCTTCTGGTTCTCATTATGGTTATGATGTTTATCAAGCAAGAATAAGACAACATCCATCAGCTGGTCATGGTGGTTCAAGTGGACATCAAACAGATGACTATGTAAGACTACAACATAGTGGAGTAGCTGGTAATAGTAATGTTGATACAACACAAATGGAAATATATTTATACAATATAAGTAATAAAAAATCTGATGGAACAGCAGACTTTCATAGACCATTTATGCAATCTTTTAGTGTTGGATATTCTGCTGGTAGTCCATACACATCAATTCATTATGCTGGTGCTTTTTGGGATAATGCCTCAGTAGATATAACTGGATTAGAATTTAAAGAAAGTGGTGGTAGTGGTTGGAGAGGTGCTACTAGACCATTAATATATTTATATGGGCAAGTTAAACATTAATAGGAAAAAATTATGACAACATACAAAACAACAGATGGAATAAATGATATTACAAGAGATATGACACCAGAAGAAAATGCTGAACATAAAAGATTTCTTGAAATGGTTAAAAAAGTTAAAGAGGCAGATGCTAAAGAATTAGCAGACAAAAAAGCTGGTCATGAAAAATTAATAGAATTAGGATTAACAAAAGATCAAGCAACTGCAATATCTGGTTATGTAGAACCAGAGGAGGTTGAAGAATAATGGCTACGATAGACTTAGGAAGATTAGGATTTGTAAACAAAGGTACTTATAACAATAGTACAACTTACGAAAAAAATGATTTAGTACAATTTACTGATGGAGGTATTCTATCTACTTACTTATACATAGATAGCACAGCTCAATCTGGAC